ATGCGACGTCCGCTATTTACGGCACGCTTTGCGAGATTTGAAAGATTACATCAAGGAGAGGAAATGAGCGATACATTTATTACACGCGATGAAGCCCTAAAACAGCTAGGGCTAACGTCGCCTATCAGTTTAAGACGCCTTGTGTTAGCTGGCAAGATCACGGCAAGCAAGATAAACTCAAAAATAATTTATTATTCTCAAAACTCAATATCCGCCTATAAATCAGGCAAAACCGCCCAAGCTATCTAAATAATCACTCCACCACTGCATAAGCTTAGCTCTTGCTTTTAGATTTTTTGCGTGGTTGTACGCGTCTTTAACCTTGTTACTTTCAACGTGAGCGAGGCAAAGCTCGATAACATCACTATTGCAGCCGTGCTTATCTATGTTTTCGTTAGCGATTGTGCTAAATGTAGCCCTAAAGCCGTGTGGCGTTACCATATCGTTACTAAACCCTAGGTTTCTAAGCATTGAACGGATAGTATTATCACTAATTGGGCGTATATTTGATTTTATGGACGGAAAAATTAACTCACTTTTTAATGGCAAGCGCTCACGATATGTTTTTAATAAATTTATAACACTTTTTGACAAAAACACTTCGTGAGCCCTTGCCGTTTTCATCTCGCTTGCTGGGATATGCCAAAGACAATTTTCAAAATCTATCTGCGACCACTTGGCATTTCTGGCGTTTTGCCCTCTTACTGCGGTATATAGTTGAAATATCGCACACGTTTTTACTCTTATATCTCCAAAGTACTCTCTTATCGCCATTAATACGGCTCTTATCTCATCATCATCTTTTAAGTATGCAAAATGTTTTACATCTTTTTTGCCGATTAGCGCACTTTTGTCAATATCTGAGATGATATTATGCTCGACGTACTCGTGCAAAAGAGCAAATTTATAGAAGCCGTTTAGCACCCCTAGCGTTTTTCGTATAGTTTCTTGCTTGTCATCGCCAAGAAGTGGTGCAAGGGCAGCAATAATATCCTTTCTAGTGATCTCTTTTATCCCCACCTCTCCAAATTTTGGCAAAAGCAATGTTTCAAACCGCCTTTTTATCCAAAATTGCTGTTTTTCACTCAACTTCCCCTTTGTTTTATACCACGCTTCAAATACTGCCTTAAATTTCGTTTTTTCTGCTGTTTGAGTTAGGCTCTCACCTTGATTAAGCTTTGATCTTAGCTCGCTTCTTTTATCTCTTGCCTCGCTTAAACTCATTTCATCATATTTACCTAGTGTTAAGCGGTGACGCTTGCCATTTTCTCGAAACTCATATATAAAAAACTTCGTGCCATTTGGCATTATCTTAATTAGTAGATTGTCGCTGTCACTGACAAAATATGGCTTCTCTTTTGCTTTGAGATTTTTAAACTGCGTGATCGTGAGTTGGCGTGATAACTTAGGCATTTTAGCTGTCCTTTTGGCTGACTATTGTTATATTTTTAGCTACTTTTTTGGATGTGATCAGCTAAAAGTCAGCTAAAAAGTTGTGATAATAATAGTTTGCTATTGTTTGTAATAGTTTGCAATTTTATGAATAAAGGCTTTAAAATAACGTTAAAATCGTGGCTCAATGTTTGCAAAAGTTAATAAAAGTTTGTGATTGTTTATAAGCAGTGGCGGACAGAGAGGGATTTGAATACTATATATTTTATTTCATATCTATTTTTATTAAGTCTTTTACGTTATTTACTATACTTCCTTGTGTTTTACATATCTTTATTTTATAATTTTTGTTTAGTTCTGCTTTAAAACATTTATTTCCTATATATTCTTTTAAAATTATTTCATCTCCGCTGTATATGGTTATTTCTTTTTTGTTGTAGATGCTTATTATCCCCTTTTCATTGTCATATTTCCAAAACATTTGTCTTGGTTGATTATCAAGTAAAATTTCATTATTTTTCTCAAAACTTACGTCCCATTTATTGCCTGCTGTGAGTATAAAATTTATAAAGTATCTTTCCGCTTCAATACTCCAGTCGCCTATTAAATTTAAATCTTTTATGTATTTTTTGTAGTTTTTGTTTTTTTCTATGTGTATTTCTATGGGATCAGCAATTAAAAAAATGCAAAGCAACAATAAAGCTTTTACTATTCTCACTCTATTATCCTATCTCTTTTTTTAGTATTCTTGCCCTTATGTCTGATAAATAAAATTGTTGTTCTATTTCACTTAATTTATCAAATAGCTCTATTAGCTCTTTATGCTTTGGATTTATTTCATTTTCTTTTTGAAAATAAAATTCTAGTATTTTGTATAGGTTTGGGTTATTTTTTTCCCAGTTATAGATAGTTTTTATATCTTTTCCGATGAATTCGGCTACTTCTCTTTTGTTCATTTCTTGAAATTATTCCAATATTTAAGATTTGTTTTATAATTATTATGCAATAATTCCTTTTAAGAAATTGCAATAATTCTAATTAAGCAAGAGGATTTTAGCAATATCTTATGAATTTATAACTTAACTTACCGCCCGCAACAGAGTAGAGATGTTTAGGGGCTTGTTTGTTACAACCTTAATACGTTGTAAAACTGTTGGGGGTGGTGTAGCTCTGCCCCTAAAATACTTAGCTACAAAAAATATTTTTTAAGGAGCTACACATGTACACTTATCTTTTAGGCCTTTGTGACGAAGTTCGTCCGATTTCTCGTATCGACAAGAAAACTGGTGAAGTTGCATCGTCTATCGACGTAACTATCACTTTTGAAAGTCGCGATCAACACGGCTATCTTGTCAAATCAACTGAAACTATCAATTATGATTTTTCATTAAAGCCAAAATTTGATTCTGTAAAAGGCAAATATATCGCTGTTCCATATCGTTTTATTAATACTCGCAATGGTGCATATATGTTCCCTGATGAAACTTTAAGTTTCCAAGTTTTCAATGAAAATCCTTTTTTGAAAGAAACTAAATCATCTAAATAGTTAAGAGCGGGGGCTATGCCTTAATGTGAGTAGCAAACCACTCTCCCGCCTTTCTCAATTTCTACAAAGTTTATTCTTTAAATTTTGTAGAGATTGATCTCTAAAATTTTAAAAAGGAGTTAGATATGGAAAAAGTTAAAAATTTTCTAGAATCTACTAAGGGTAAAGTTGCTGTTGCTAGCTCTATGTTACTAACTGCTCCAGCTCTTTTTGCGGCAGACGCTCCAACTGTTCCAGCTACGCCATTAAAAGCTGATTATGCTTTGTTTGACTATGTTTTTGCTGGTGTTATCGCTGTCGCTTTTTTTTTTTTGATTGCTCGCAGAGTTAAGGGCTTCATAAAATAATTTTAGGGGGGCTTTTGCTCCCCTATAAGGTTTAAATAATGAAAGAAAATGCTATATATATCCCTAATTTAAATATCTGCGTTAAAGATTTCTACATAAAAGATAAAAAAGTATTTTTAGTAAATTTTGATGATAGCGTTTCTACTTCTGATTATTCATTTTCTAATTTTCAAACAAACTATGTATTTAATACTGAAACTAATATTTGCTACATTCAAAAAAATGATTTACTTCCAAATTTAGGTATATATGAATATCAATTTAATTTTCTCATGGGTCTTTCTGCGATACTTATAGCATTTTCTTTTCTTATTGGTTTGATAATAGTCGGAGCTACACGATGATTGAAGTATTTAACAATGATGTATTTAATTATTTTTTAAATGTTTTCTCTCTCTTTTTTGTGCCTATTTTTATATACGTTATAGCTCTCTCTTTTGTCAAGTAGGTTTTAATTTTTTCGACTTGCTGGATATTAAATTTTTAACTTCTTTTTTTCCGTAGGACAAAAAAGAAGCGACAACCGCAGGGCGTCAGGTATTAATAGGAGCTAAATATCATGGTTAAATTTCTTATAAAACTTTTTTGTCTGCTTAGCTTGTTAATCTCTTTTGGTTTTTCTGCTGATGTTGTATTCTTCTTCTCAACTAAAGATGCAAATAATTATTTGAAAAAAAGTAATGTTAAATTTTTAGCTAATAATAAGTATGTTATGTTTGATCGTCCTGATGATCCTGGGCATTTATATGTTGATGAAGTATATAGCTCTGACACTTATTTTTATGCTGGTTCTTTGCGTGGTTATTTTTGGAATAATCAAAGTGGTGATGTTTATTATATTAGTAATGATGTAAAAACTAACTATTTTCTTGATAAGGGTCATTGGGGTACTTTTACTTATGCGTATGAATACTCTGGCACTTATAATAGCAATGCAGTTTTTTTAACTTATGTTTCAATTTATGAATTTCATAAAACTAATGTCGCTGTTTGTAATGTTGGTGAAGAATTTAATACCGAAACTATGCAATGTGTTTCTGGTTGTCCAGCTGGTCAGCTTTGGAATGTTAATACAAATTCTTGTGTCGTTGATTGTTCTGATGAAGATAATCATAAATTCTTTACTAGTGATTATAAATGCATTGATTGTTCTAGTGCTTTGACTAAAAGTGAAATAGCTAAATGCTATTGCACTGGCTTGGGTTCTTCATTTGATCGTTCATCGTTTGTTTTTTCTTCTAATTCTGAAAATCCTAATTTAATTACTACTTTTTGCGATAATGAAACTGAAATCTCTTTTAAATTTGATAAAGACAAGATGAAAGATAAAGATAACAATTCTACAAATTCAAGTGACAAAGACAAAGAAAATCCTAAACCTGATAAAGATAAAGAAAATCCTAATCCTGACAAAAAGGACAATAATGAAAGCTCAAACAACTCTAGCGGAGAGAGTGGCAACTCTTCAAATAATAATAGTGGTGGCTCTGCTGGCAATGGTTCTAGCGGTGGCGGTGGGACTGGTGTAGAAACTAAGCCAAATCCTAATAATGGTAATGGTAAAGAAGACGGCAAGAGTGACGGCAAACAAGATGGCAAAGGTGAAGAAGGTAAGGGCGATGACAACATTAGACCTGCTAATTTAGATTATGAAGGTTTAAAAGCTAGTGTTGAAACTTTTGAAGGTCAGTTTAAAACTGCCGTTGATGATAGTTTTAGTTTTGTAAATGATGTAAAAGCTAGTTTAACGGATACTATTCAGAAAATCAAAGACGGAAATTTAATGTCTTTGAAAAAAGGTGCTGTTCCGACAACTTGCCCTTTATCTTTTGATGTAAATTTTGTTTTTTCTAATAAACAAATAACTTTTGACCTTTGTAAGGTGTTTTCATCTTTTTCTTCATCTCTTTATATTTTATTTTACTTGGGTTTCTTTATCTTGTTTTTGGTTGTAGTTATTAAATTATTTATTTTAACGTTTATGGGGTGGTAGTTATGCCAGCTATTATTGCAATGATTGTTAATTTCTTTGGTTTCTTTAAATGGGGAAAAATTGTTGATTACGCTCTTCGTGCGATCACATTTTCAAAAATGGTTATTATTAATGCTATTTTGGTTGGCTTGGTTGTTTCTTATGCAACGGCTGTTCTTTATATTATCAATTTTATATATTCTAAATTTAATTACGTTGTCGATTACGTCAATAATCTTTCAGTAGGCAATGAGAAGATTGTTGTAACTGCCATTGCTGTTATAAAATCTCTTGGTGCTTGGAATGCTTTTTGTGATGTAATGGCTATCTTTTCACCTATCTTTTTAAGCTTCTTTCTTATCTATGCTACAAAGATTGGCATTGTTGTCTTTAAATTTGTTCGAGAAACAATTTTATCTTTTATTGTTGCGAAGTCTTAAAAATGATTACGTATTTGATTGGTAACCCTGGAAGCGGTAAAACTTATTACGCTGTATATATGATTTATCAGACTTTTTTATTTGAGCCAAAGAAGACATTTTTAACTAAATTTGTTAAGCCTAAAGAAAAGCCTAATTATTTATTTTGTTATACGAATATTAATGAGTTTAAATTTGAGCTATGCGATAAATTTAAAAAGTTTGATTTTGATGAATTTTATTTAGGCTTAAGAAATTTATACGCTCTTTACAAGACTGGTGCTACCGATAACGAAGTAAATGAGAAAGCTAAAGAGTTAAATTTATATGGTTGTGTATTCGTCCTTGACGAGTGTCACAATTTTTTTAAAGATAAAAAAGATGAAATTTTAGTTTGGTGGCTTACATATCATAGGCATTTATATCAAGATATCTATTTAATTACGCAGGATTTAACGCTTGTAAATAATGAATATAAACGCATTGCAGAGAAATTTTATAGGGCTGTTGATAGCTCACGTAGATTATTTTCAAAAAAATTTCGTTATGAAGTATATGCTAGCTTTAGACTTTATAAAAAAGATAGATTAGAAATTATCAATATTCCATTTCTTCAAGAAGTTTTTGATTTATATCACTCAGGGCAAAGCTCAAATAAAAAATCATTTGTTCGCTTTTACTTTTTCTTAGCTTTTTTTGTCTTTATTTTTCTCTTGCTTTTCTTTTATTTTGTCGTAATGTCTTTATTTGAAACCGATAAACCTAAAAACGAGAATTTACCTATTGAAAACAAAATTCCTTCTTCTGCTCCAGTTTCCGAGCAACCTAAAAATTCAAGTTTATTCTTTGATGATAAAAAGCCTAAAAATAATAATATTGATATTCCTGAAATTTACATTTATGATATTACTTGCCTTAACAATAATTGCCATTTTAGCGATGATTATCATTTATTCCCATTGTCATTGATTTCTTACATTTCTTCAACGCATACCCCATTATATTTTTATTTCGAGCCAAAATCTCACGAGCTTGTTAAATACTATTACGTATTTGACAAGCCAGTTTTTCAAAATTTACAAAAAAATAACAAAGGTGTTTCCGATGAAAAGTTTAATCAAATTTCTAATTCTTCCTTGTCTGCTATTAAATAGCCTTTATTCTGCTGAAATTTACACTGATCTTTTAGATTTCGCACGTCTTACAAGCAAGGCCAACAATATAGCTATCGTAACCGATGAAAGCATACATCAAGGTGAATACTACTTCATTTTTGAAGATGAAGTAAAGATCACGATTGCGATGTTTAGAAAAATGCTTGAAGCAAAGAATTTATACTTATATAAAAAAGATAATTTCTACTATGTAAGCTCTCAAAAATTGCCTGATTATGATTTAAGGCGTATTGATCTTAAAAATTATGTTGTAGATGACGTTAATAAAATTCTTGGCCAGTTCGATTTAAACGCTACTTATGCGGTTGCTTCAAACTCTGTTTTCTTTAGAGCTGATGATTATATTTTTGACCAGGTTAAAGACGCTATTGCTAAGATAGATAAAAGCTTGGAGCAAGTAACATTTAAGCTTACTATTACCGAAACAAATTTAAAAGATATAAAAGATTTAGGCACAAATTTGCAGGGCTTGCTTAAGCCACTCAATCACGGCGATTTAGCCTATTACATAAATTTAATTACTTCCCCTTATATTACTAATTCAAACGTCATTAAAAACGATGATAGTGCATTTTTTGGTATATTAAATTTTCTTGATACAAACGGCATTACAAAAATTATATCTTCGCCAGTCTTGACGGCAAAAAATCATACAGAAGTTTATTTTAGTTCCGTTCAAAATATCCCTTATCTTGTTTCAAAAACTGATATATCAAACGTTAATTACCAAAAGACCGATAGTTACGAATATAAAGATATTGGTTTAAAGATAAATTTAAAACCTATTATTTTATCCGATCATATTGATTTTGACTTACATTTAATCCTCGAGGATATCCTTTCTCAAAGTTCATCTTTAACGCCCATTGTTTCAAAGAAAGAGCTTAAAAGTTCGTATTCTTTAAAGCGTGGTGACGTCTTGGTTCTTAGTGGCATCAACAAAAAAACTACTGCTAAGCAACGTAATGGCGTGCCAGTTTTAAAAGATATTTGGCTTCTTAAGTATCTTTTTTCAGTAGAGCAAGACAGCGAGATAAACTCTGTTTTAACTCTCACAATTCAAATAATTTAATGTTTTAAGGGGTGTAGGGGATATCCCCTACAAAAGGCGAGTAGTAAGCTTTTTAGTTCGTCCAGCCTTTTCGAGCCGTGCAACAAACGAGCCAGCTGGGTCATAAAAGCCCCCCTTCGCCTAAGTGTGTTTTGGCGTAGCCAAAAAAGGCTGCCCTTGGGCGGGCGAAGCCAGCC